TGTAAAGTAACAAATAAATGTGGTGGTTTATACACACCAAATTCTTATAACATTGATGCAGCAACTAAAGATAAAATTGTATATCCTTCTTTAGACCCATCGGTTTTTGAAATTAAGTTTCCAGATAAAGACATTAAAGGTAGAGTAAGATAATGGCATACTATTTTTTAACAGCATCAAAAGATGCATCGGTATATCTTCAACAACCAAATCAAAATACTGGTTTGGATGAGATATTAGAAATTAGTAAAGTGTACTATGGGAATATAAAAGATATTTCAAGAGCACTTTTAAAATTTGAAAATGGATATGTATCTAAATCTTTATCAAACGGTTCAATGAAATTAAGTGAAGCAACTTTGATATTAAGAGAAACCGAATCAGAAGAAATACCATTGGAATATACTTTATATGCATACCCTATTTCTCAAAGTTGGCAAATGGGTGTGGGAACTAGATTTGATGCTGTAACAACTCAAGGTGTAACATGGAATTATAGAGAGGGTGATTCAAACTTAGATTGGTTACCTATCGGTTCTTTTACAGGAAACTCTACCGGTTCGGCTCAAGGACAGGGTGGTGTATGGTATTCAACTCCTTCATCTAATCAATCTTTTAATTATACAACCGCAGACATCTATATGGATGTTACTTCTTTGATTAGAGCCTGGAATAGTGGTTCAATTAAAAACGAAGGGCTTATTATTAAACATTCATCGGAAGTAGAAAATGATACTGAAGATTATGGAATTGTAAAAGTTTTTAGTAAAGAAACTAATACCATCTATCAACCTAAAATCAGAATAGGATGGGATGACCAATCATTTGAAACTGGTTCACTTTCAGAATTAACTGCGGAAGACATTTTTGTAAATGTAAAGAATTTTAAAAAAGAATATAAATTAGGAACTACTCCTAAAATAAGAGTTTTTGGTAGAGAATTATATCCTGTAAAAACTTTTACTAATCAATTTGCATATACTAATATAAAATATTTACCAAAATCTTCATATTATCAAATTAAAGATTTTCATTCGGATGATGTAATCGTTCCATTTAGTGATTTTTCAAAATTGAGCTGTGATGGAAATGGGAATTATTTTAAACTTAATTTGTCCAATTGGGAGCCAAATAGAGTTTATAAAATTGAATTTAAGATAGATAAAGGTAATGGTGATGTTCAATATTTTGATGAAGATGTAACATTTACTGTGCAAAAAGATTAATATGATATTCAGCGGTCTTAAAAACGAAAAGAAAGTAAGTGAATTATTACTGAGTGGTTCTTTGGCTATAAAAACAAAGAACGAATCGGGTATTCATTTATTTGAAGAAAAAAATACGGAAGCTGGTATTATTTCTGGTAAATTAAAAAATGCCAAATATGATGAAAATGAAGTTCTAAAATCAATAGATACAACCATTATTGAGTTACTTCCAATAGCTCCTCCACCATTAGATGATACTGTTCCTAGACCAATATATAATGAAGCAACGCAATCAATAATAGATTTAACTGAAGAAGTTACTAGATTAAATGAGCAGGTATTAGATTTGACAGCAAAAGTTACTGAATTAGAAATAGTTTCTGAAAGTCTTAGAGTTGAGGTGGATGCACAATCTATTTATACGGCTGAAGCGCAAAATAACGCATCTCAGGTTGGATTAAAAATACAAACATCGGTTGTAGACCTTTCAAACGCAATTCAAAAAGCAACATTGGAAGCTATACAAAGAGTTTCTTTAGCATCTAGGATTGCTTCATTGGAAGAACAAAATAGACAATACAAAGAAATACTTGATGGTAAAGATGCTAAATTGGCAGAAGGTTCAAAAGTAGGTATGGATATTTCATTGAAGGTTCTTAAAAAAGGACAAGAAGGTGGAGAAGACATATTATTTAATTCAAGAGCAAATGCAAAAGGTGAAGTTACATGGATTAATGGTCCGGATATTGAAGTTTACAACTTCGGCTCAGAAGCAGTTGATGTATCATTTGAATCAACTGGAGAAACCGGTGATACGATACAAAAAGTAGCTAATATAACATTAGAGTCTAAAGCAAAGAAAACAATAGTACTTTCGCAAAATAAAGGAGCAGTTAAAGATAAAGTTCCAGCAAACGCAGTTGGAACGAGTAGAGATAAACTATATAGAGGTTCTTTTATAGCAAAAACAAAAGCATCTACAGTAACACTAACCGTTGGATTGCAAAAACAAAGAGGTAATAAATTTGAAGGATAATGGCAATAAAAACATTTAAAGATATTATTGATAACCAGGGGTATAGAATAAATGCTCAAGATAGAAAAATATTCGAAGATTCGGATATTCAATCTTTTTTTGGTATTAGTTCAAATGATTTAATTGAATTTGTTCTATATGATGTAAACGATAATCAACTTCCACAAAAAAATTTTGGATTAGTAAGATATATTCCTTTGACATCTGAAAATATAAACGATTATTTTTTAATTGCAGAAGGAACTATTTTTCAAAAGTATAAATTTCCATCCGAATATTTTGTAGATGTAAATAGACTAATTAAAGAGGCTGGATATGATGCTGGGATATTTAAAACGCAAATTACACTTTTGAATAAAAGATTAGGAAGTGAAAACCAATTTGATAAAGTTTGGATTCAAGAAATATCACCATCTAGAACTGAGATAAGAGTTTTGCCTCATAAAAAAGGATTAGAACTTTATCCTGAAATTGCACAAAAATATAATGCATTTGTAAATGATTTAGATTTTAGAGATGATACAGTACGATATACTTTTGAAATTATAGAAAAAATAAATCCATCGGTTATAGATGAATATTTAAAAAGTAAATATTCGGATAGATGGGTTAAAAAATTTGTTGAAGAATATAAATTAAAAGATTTAGACATATTTTCTACACAAATTTATAATAAATTTATTGAAGCTTCTATTAATGAGTTTACTGGTAGAATTTCTGATGTAAACGATTTAAATTTTGGAAAACCAAAGCCATATAAAGAATCGATTACTTTATCTAGAAATGATATTAGAAAAATTTTAGAAACAATTGTTGTTAATATAATTAATAAGTATTTACCTATACCAAATGTAAATTATGGTTCAAAAATTATTGACAAAGTTGAAAGTATAGATGAAGTTCAAAAAATAACAAAATCAAAAACACAAGATTTAATTATTGATATAGCACCGCCTGAAACTAAAATGGCTGTTGTAAAAGCGGTTGAAATTCCAAAAGAAGAAATAATAAAAGAATCGGTTATTAAAGAAAAAACAAAACAATTGATAAATTTAGGATTGGATATAAAACCGGATGACATTATAGAACCTGACGGGTTTCCAATTAGAAAACCAGTTGTAGAAACGGAAAAAATAATTGAAACACCAAGAAGACCATTAGGATTTAATAGAAAAGTTGTAGATAGAAGAATAAACTCTTTCGATGATAGAATGGGTGCTGGATTTTTTGATGAATCAATTAGAAATCAACCAATGGAATAATATTTATAAAGAATGCCAAGATTATTTGACGATAGATTAGAACAATTAGATGGTAGCTTTAAAAAGCAATCCGATGAAAATCTTATGGAACAAATACAAGATTTGAATCCGGTTGATTCCGTTATCTTGCCTGATGGAAAACCTGCCATAATTACAAATGAAAATAAAGTTATACCGATTGGTGGGCAAGAATCTTTTGGTACTATAAATCAGGATGGAAATTTATTTTTAACAGTAACTTCTAACCAATCCAATGCTGTTATTTCTATAAATGGAGAAAACACATTTAAAACTACACCAAATAAATTATCGTTTACAATTGGTGATGTTCTTAAGAGTGGTAATAAAATAATAACTGCAGAAAAAGAAGGATTTATTTCAACTGATTATTATGTAATCAGTATTGTTCAAAATCCAAACTTTGATGATATTGCATTTAGAGATTATAATCCAATAATAAAAAATGTAGACGGAATACCAACATTTGAGCAGGATGTGAATAATAAAATTTTTACAAAAACACCTGCTTATTCATTTAAAATTGAACACTATTTAAATAATGTTTTACAAAAAACTGATGCAACGTTAGATGTACAAGAAATTAAAGAAATACAATTTAATTTTGTAATAGATAATACGAAAAAAATTCCAAAACAGGATGAAATACTTCAATCTCAGGTATTTAATTTAACTGTCAATGTAGACGGTCCACAAAATTCTATAAATATTGAAAGAACGGATGGTGATGGTAAAACTGTACTCACAACAGGTAATACAACTTTATTTGTAGATAATGGTTCGGAATTAGTTTTATCAACAAAAAATACTAAGCTTTACAAAATTAAAAGTGTACATTATATTCCAGAAGGTGCAAGAACTGCGCCTGTTTTAGCTGAAAATAATGAAAGTTTAATTTATAGATTTACTATATCTGCCAATTCGGTATTAAACGTAACGGTTGAAGAAATTACTCAACAACAAATTCAGAAACCAGAATTAAAATTAGCAGTTAATGAAGTTTTAAAATACAATATAAATTCTAAAACGGATTATCCAATAGCTTTATTAAAAAGTGGACCTGTAACGAGTATTAAAGTATTAGTAAAAGATAAAAGTTTTAATTTTACAAAATTAACAGCTAATTCAGAAACAATTGTAAATATTCCAGGTGAGACTTTTAATACTTTAGGAGCATATAAATTAAGGTTAATACCTATTAATGTAGATATAGAAGGTGACCCATTGGATATATTGGTTTCGGTTGTTGATGAATATTTCGTAGGTGTTCCAGACTTAAAAAATATTGTTTATCCTAAAGAGATTGTTGGTCCAGATTATGTAGGAGTTGATGTTGATTTTACAATATCATATGAATCCGTTGATACTGATTTTGTAAGAATTTATGTAAACGATTCAAAAGGGTATTTTCAACAAAAAGCAAATGGTGATGTTTCTTTAAATTTTAAAACATTATTAGAATATGCAAATTATAATGTTTCATCTGATAAAGATACTATTTCAATTATACTTAAACTCATTCCATATAATATTAGTGGTGATGAAACAATAGCAGGAAAAGAAGAATTACTTAATATTAATTTCAAAAAAAGTAATTTAGAAATTCCAAGAAATGTTGCTATAAATAGATTTGCAGAAGGATTTCTTTCACAAATAGATACATCCATTTTAGAAGAAGAAAATTCAAAATATTTAACACATCTTCTTCATTTAGGAAATGCTAATAATAAAGTTATTACAACTTGGTTGGGAGATAGGGGAACTGTAATTTATAAATTATACGAACCCTTACCAATAGATATACAAAATAATCAAGAAGTTTGGATATCTAAAGTTATTTCCAATCCAATTATAGAAACGATTACTTTAGTAGGTGAACAGGAATTGGCTTGTAACCAATTGAAAGGACCTAACTTTTCAATTTTACCCGATAATGGAATTGATTTTCAAATTTATGATACGTTAATAAGTAGTGGTTCGGTAACATCAAATAATTTAGTAACAAATTATTTAACTTCTAATGGTATTGATACATCATTAATAACAATAGAATATGTATCAGGTTCAGAATATCAATTTAAAAATTTTGTAAATTTTAGTTCTGCTACAGAAAGAATTGAAAACTTTGTTTATAAGGTAAAACTTATAGAATATTATGAAAGTAAAAAGCAAGAATTATTATTATCTTCTTCTATTTTTCAATCTAATGAGGCTAAAAAATTACAAACATCAATTAATGAGATAAAAAGTAATTTTGATGGATATGAAAAATTTTTATATTATGAAACAAATGAAAACAGTAATAATTTAGCATATCCAAAAACAAATCCATCTTCTTCAATACTTTTAAATACAACTGCATCTTTAGTTACAACTTGGTATGATAATTTATTGAGTGAGTCTGAAAATTTTGATAAATACAATCCAAATTATTTAGTTAATCACATTCCTGCATACATAATCGAAGAAGGAGAAAACGATGAGTTTGTAGTTTTTATGAATATGTTAGGACAGCATTTTGATGTTCTATGGATGTATATAAAAGGTTTATCTAATACTAAAGAATTCTATGAAAACCCAAATTTTGGAATACCAAATTCTTTGGTTTCAAATATGTTGGAATCTTTAGGTTGGGATACCAAAAGAGCCTTTGATACTAGATTTTTATGGGAATATATTTTTGGTACATATGCAGATGGAAATCAAAAATATTCAAAATCATTAAAATCTGCAAATGAAGAAGTATGGAGAAGAATAATAAATAATTTACCATATATTCTTAAAAACAAAGGTACTGCTAGAGCAATGAAAGCTGTTATGGCTTGTTATGGTGTACCTCAATCTATGTTGACTATAATGGAGTTTGGAGGACCACAGGATCCTTCAAACGGAAATAGTTCTACATTCACATTTGATGATAGAACTGCAGCATATTATTTAAGCGGTAGTTCATCTGTAAAAGTACCTTGGGTAAGTTCATCTTTAACAAACGATTATCCAAATTGTATCGAATTACGAATAAAACCAGATAAGTTACCAAACACAATATATACATTAATTTCTGGTAGCGAATGGACATTAGATTTAGTACAAACAACGGGTTCTTTTGGAAAATTAGAATTAAACTTTGGTGGTGACCAAGCGTTGTCAGAATATATTGTAAACACATATTTTGATATACTATACGCATATGGACCGGATTACAAAACAGGTTCTTTAGATTTCCCTATATCTACTGAATATTATTCAAATATAGCAATTAATAGATATAATTATCCTGATTCTGCTTCACTATTTGAAGTTTGGTTAGGTACATCAAATGGAAATAGAATTATTACTTCGGTAAGCATGTCTATATTGTGTTTGGATACACAATGGAGTACTGGTTCTTATGTTCAAATTGGTGGAAATGGATATCAGGGAAATATAGATGAATTGCGTTTATGGACAGTACCTTTACAAAGAAGTAAATTCAATAATCATACTTTATTCCCAGACGCAATTAATGGAAATTCATATACTGCATCTTCTGAAGATTTATTATTCCGTTTGGATTTTGAATATCCAAAAGATAGAACAATAGACCCATATATTAAAAACGTTGCAATAAGTGATACTTACGGCCACTCATCTGCAACTGCAAGTTTTACATATGCATCTCCATCATATCCATACCAATATACTCCATACGATAGAACTGTAACTGCTACAATTCCTTCTTTGGGATTTGGGTATTCTAATAAAATTCGTTTTGAATCTGCATCATTGGTAACTGACCTTTCATATAAAACAAGAGCAACTCAAAAGGCATTTGATAGAGCTCCAATAGATTCAAATCGTTTAGGATTATTCTTTTCTCCAATTAAAGAGTTGAATATGGATATACTTAAATCTTTTGGTGATTTTAATATTGATAATTATATTGGAGATTATTCCGATGAATATAAAGATGAATATAAAACACTTTCTAAACTAAGAGGATATTATTTCCAACGAATGGAAAGAAACATTTATGAGTATATTCAGCTTGTAAGATATATTGATAAATCATTATTTGATGTATTAGCGGATTTAGCACCTGGAAGAGCAAAAGTTTCTAAAGGATTATTAATAGAACCTCACTTTTTAGAAAGAAGTAAAACAAAATGGACAAAACCATCATCTGAAAAAAATGACCACGAAACATTAATAACTTTAACCGAAACTAATCAAGTTGAAAGTTCTTATGAAGTTAAAGATGGCGAAATAAATAATCAGGATGTAACAGTATTTGATTATGATTACAACAATTATGATAGTAGCATAAATGCAGATGAGATTTATAATTTAGAAGGAACAAATCCTAACTATGAATCTTTAATAGATTATAATGGTTATGAATTGATTGAAGCTAACGCACCTTTTTATGAAACCTTTGTTCAGGCAGTTTATACTGGTAGTAATATTATGGCAGAAGTTGATTCATTTAATTCAACTCAAATTGGAATGAATAAAGATTCATTAGAAAATTTAGGATTTGGTTTGTATGGAAAATGTCCTGGCGATAGTGTTTATAGAACATGGGATGGATTATTTGGTAACACCGAAACTACTGGTAGTAGAAAAAGTGTGTATTTGGTTAAAGAATTAAAATATAAAAAAATAAAAACTCAAGTTTCTGGATGGCCAGTAAATGGAGCTCAACCTGGTGATAAAGTAGTTTATGAAGATATAAGTGAACCTTACTATGAATATAAAGTTTCTATTTTACCATTAGGTCAAACTATAACAGTTGGAAATGAGGTGGTAGAAGTAAAACCAATTTGTGGATATTTACCAACACACTATAAATTTAAATTTTTACCTGAAGGATTAAAACGTTCTTATTTTAAAGGTTCTCAACAAACAGCTGCAACAACACCGGATGGTTTATCACCTGTGGAAACATTTACAACTAATCCTAACATTCTTAGAGTGGCTAAGACTGGTAGAGGTAGTGGTGAACCAATACTTGAGGTTGATTAAGATTGAAAATAATAAATGGTTATATTTATTTTAGAAATAAAGAATAAAAACAATATCAAATGGCATATTTAGATAATACAGAAATCACCGTAGATGCTATCCTAACCAAAAAAGGTAGACAAAAATTAGCATCCGGTCAATCATTAAACATCACCAAATTTGCTTTGGGAGATGATGAAATAGATTACACATTATATGAGCCAGCACACCCAAAGGGTTCGGCTTATTATGATTCGGCAATTAGAGCAATTCCTATTACCGAAGCATCACCTGATGAAACTCAAGTATTGAGATATAAATTAGTAACACTTCCAAAAGGAACAACTCAAATCCCAACCGTAAAAATGGGTGGTTTAACCGCTATTTCGGCAAATCAAACCGATGGTGGTACTGGAATTACTCCAGGTACAAATCCAGCTGGAAATGGAAATGCTGGCTATACACTTGTTTTAGCAGACCAAAGAGCAGGTACTTTGACAGTGGTAAAAGGTGCAACTGGTACTGGAACTGTTCCAGTATTTTTAGGTGAAGAAATCACAACAACTGCACAAGTGGTGAGTGGTACGGAATTTAGATTCACACCTAATCCAAACTTGACAATTGATATTGCAACAACTCTTACTGTGTATGGTAATGAAACTGGTGGTTCTCAAACTATACCTGTAACTGTAACTTATAAAGCATAAAAAGAAATAAAAAATGGCACTAATAAATGACCCTAATGTAACGGCCCAAATTGCAGCATTAGCAAACACTGGAACGGTAGATACAAACCAAATTGTAGCTATATTAAATACCGTTTTACCGGCCGGACAACAAATATCAGCAGGTGGTAGTATAAGTACTGGAATCTACAAAAGATTTGGAGATTTTGATAAAGTTAATGCAAAAATAGAAGTTGTTACAACAGGATTGTGGACTAATGATTCTGGTTCATTAACTGCTTTCTTTACATCTTCCGTACAAGCTAATTCAACAAGTGGAAAATATTACTATAATGTTTATGATTTAAATCCAACAACAAGTGATGTTGAAGAAGTTCAATACGCTGTTGCTTATGGACACGTTGATGGTAGTGGTTCGGTTGATTTGGCAACTGATGATAACGCACTTCTTCCAACAAAAGCAACTTACGCACAATATCGTTCAATGTTGTTAGACCCAACCGATAATAAATTCTCATTTGAAAATTCTTCTGGAATAGCAACAGATTGTAATGGAATTTATATCATTAATGTAGCTAGAAATAGATTTAGAGAAAAAATGGATGCGGGTAACTGGTCTTTAACTCTTTCTGGATCAAATGGTAAATTTACATTTATTGATAATAGTGGTAAGAAATTTGGAGATGATTTAGGATTAAGTGGTAGAGTATTTAAAGTTGTTTCTGGTTCTCTTAATTTAGGAACTCAATCTGAAGCTACTATTAAAAATACCGCTGACCCATCAACCGGTGAAGGATATGGTTTATTCTATCCAGATAGAGGTGTAATTGTTCTTAACGCAAAAGCAGTTGGTACTGTGGTTGGTAACGTTTGGAATGAAGCTTTCCAAAGTCAAGGAAGTTTAATACCTTCAGATTCTACTGCGGCTGATATGTATAATCATAAGAGAATATACTACGCAATTAAGAATGGTAAAGATTTTGAAGCTCGTAGAACTGAAAACATTTCAACACAACATTTCTTTGTAAGAGCAACAAATAGAGAATTTAACTACTCTAATAATCCAACCTATGTTGATACAAATGGATATTTTACAGAAACAACATTTGAAACTGACCCACAAACATATATAACAACCATTGGTTTGTATAACGATGCAAATGAATGTGTTGCTGTGGCAAAAACTTCTCAACCGATTGTAAAATCATTTGATAAAGAAGTATTGGTTAAAGTTAAATTATCATTCTAATTTAGAATAATAAAATAATACGAAGTCCCCCTTTAAAGGGGGATTTTTGTTTGCGGAATATTTATATAAAATCAAAATTAATGTTAAAAGAGATTCCTAAAGCAGATATTATCACTAGACCGTTAAAAGTTTATAAGGAATGGTTATTAGACCAAAATGATGTAGCACCAATGTATGCTACAAATCCAAATAATACTTTTATAGATGTGGATAGTGACCCAAAATCTCAAGGTATTGTTAAAAAAGTTTTATATTCAACGATTGAATCTCAATTTTATAGAAACGCAGATACTGCATCGGTTTTTTATGAAGTTGGTAGGAGAAAATCATATGCATCAAAAGATGAGAGAGTTTTAGAAGATAATATTGTTTTAGTATCAATACCGCAAGTATTTTATGGAGAGGGAATAAAAGTTGGTTCGGTAATTTTAACCGATGACCCAACTGGTGCAAGTACGGTTTATACCGATGACGGATATTCAAATCTTATTGATTCTGGAAGTAATATAAAGGGTAATATTTTTTATGATAGAGGACTTATTGTATTAACTAAAGACGTTACCGATGGTACAACATTAAGTACATATAATTTAGAATTTCGTTCTACAAAGACAATTTATGAAAACGAAATTTTTATTTCAGTATTAGAAAATGAATTTAATTATTCACAAAATCCATCAGCAGTTTATGAAGATGGTGGAAGTAAAATAACAACAATAATTCAAAGACCTGGATCTAGAAAAATAGATGATTTAGTAACCTCATCGTTTTATGCTTCTGGTGTAAAATGGGTTAGGGGAAATAAATATCCATATCAATCAAATATAGATGCAAGTAAATTAGGTAGTTTTGATGATTATTTAATTAGTAGTTCTTTGGACCCAACTGGTTCATTTTTAGCACCATATATTACAACAATAGGGTTATACGATGATGAACTAAATATGGTTGCAGTAGCAAAATTACCACAACCAATTAAATCACTTCCAGATTATCCTTTGAATTTTATAATAAGGTTTGATACTTAAATTGAATTTAGTTTATATTTATATAAGAAAACCATTTAGAATATGTCCAAATTAGTAGATTTATTGAATACAAGAAAGCCTGATACTGCAAAGGCTAACACTAAAGGTGTGGATAAAACACCTATTGATGATGTTAAAGAACCTTTTGATGGTTCAAAGGATTTGGTAAAAACCGATTTAACAAATGCAAGAGGTGGTATATTTGGTTCTTTCCCTGGTGGACCTTCAGGATTTACACCTCCTGGATATGGACCTGGTGAAAGCGAGTATTCTAAGAAAGTGCAAAAAAGATAATTAATGTCTTGGAAATTTAAGGGAAATTTGGTTACAGAAGAAAACACTCCAGAGGGTGCGATTGGTTTTGTCTACAAGATTGTACACATTCCTACTGGTAAATTCTACATTGGTAAAAAATCACTCACTTCAACTCGCCGTTTGAAACCCCTAAAGGGAAAGGTTCGTAAAAGAGTAGTTCGTAAGGCTTCTGATTGGGAAAAATACTATTCATCAAACGATTGGATTAAAAACGAAGTAAAAGAAGGTAGAGCTGGAGATTTTGAAAGAGAAATTATTCAATTCTGTTTTAGTAAAAAATCACTTACATATTGGGAAGTTTGGTGGCAATTCAAATTGGATGTTTTGATGGACCCACGTTCTATTAATGAAAATTTAATGGGAAAATTCTTCCGAAAGGATATATATTAATAAACACACGTTATGACTTTAGATGAAATTTGTAAAAAATACGGCATTTCAGATGCATATTTAAACTCAAAAGATGATGCACATTCTATTGCTGCAGCATCGCTTATAGACCTTAAAGGTATGGTTCTTCAAAACCAACCAAGAGAGCAAGTTGCCGCAAAACTTCAATTTTTGGCTGATTTTCTTACGGATGTAAGGAATTCAACTTTCGGTTAATTAAATTTGGTTATATCCTAAAAAAGTTGTATATTTACATAGTTTTTGTAGATATACTCCAAAATATGCTATCGGGTAAGAACAAATTAAAAATAATCACAATATTAGACTCCGCATTGGGTGTGGGTTCATCCCTAAAGGGCAATGAGCAGGCACACCATTGTCCATTTTGTAATCACCATAAAAAGAAACTACAAATTAACTTAGATACTCAAAGGTGGCACTGCTGGGTATGTGATTCGAAGGGTAGAAGTATATCATCTCTTCTTCGTAAACTAAATGTAGACCTTAGGGATATAGCGGTTGTAAAGGATGTATATGGTGATGAACCTGAATACGATGCAAAAGAGGAATTTGTAGCAAAATTACAATTACCAAAAGAATTCAAACAATTATATTTTAAACCAAAAGGAATTAATCCTGCTTATAATCAAGCACTATACTATCTTACCAAAAGAGGTATTACTCAAGCGGATATTGTAAAGTATAACATAGGTTATTGTGAAGATGGGTTATATGGTGGACGGGTTATCATTCCTTCTTATGATGATAACGGTGACTTGAATTACTTCGTAGCTCGTTCTTTTTATGAAGATGAAAAAATGAAATATAAGAATCCACCGATTAGTAGAGACGTAATTGTATTTGATAATATGATTAATTGGAACGAACCAATTACGTTAGTTGAAGGTGTATTTGATTCATTCTCAGTTAAAAGAAATGTAATTCCATTGTTGGGTAAATTCTTGCTCAGCAAACTCAAAAATAAAATTATGGAAAAAGGTGTTAAGGATGTAACTATTATGTTAGATTCTGATGCCGTTGAAGATTCCACCAAACATACCGAATGGTTTATTAAAAACGGAATCAAAGTTAGAAATATCATACCAACCGATAAAGATGCCGGTGAAATGGGATTTCAAAAAGTAAATGAAATATTAAAATCCGCCAAAGAAACTAGTTGGGATGATTTGGTGATGGCAAAGTTGAATAATATATGAGTAAATTAAAAAGAATTTATCATATTGCGGATATACACATTCGTAATGTAAAAAGACACAAGGAATTTAGAGGTGTATTTGAAAAGATGTTTGAGGAAATCCGTAATAGAGGTACGGAAGATTCTCTTATTTATTTGGCAGGTGATATTGCACACGCTAAATTAGAAATGTCACCTGAGTTAGTAAAAGAAATCAGTTGGTTGTTTACCGAATGTTCTAAACACTGTCCAACAATTCTAATTGCTGGTAATCACGATTGTAATATGAACAACCAAGACCGATTAGATGTTCTTTCTCCAATTGTGGAAGCACTTAACCTACCTAATTTTACATATCTAAAAGATACTTCAGTTCATTGGGTAGATGGTGTAGCATTTTCAGTATTCAGTATTTTTGATAACAAAGATAATTGGGTAATGGCCGATGATTTTGGCTTACAATCCGCCCGATTAAAGGTTGCCCTATTTCATGGACCGGTTGACCATTCTCAAACCGATGTTGGTTATGTGGTATCATCTCGTCATTTTACAACTGATATGTTTGATGGATTTGATTTGGCATTATTAGGTGATATTCATAAAAGACAAGAAATGATTTCACCAAAAGGATGTAAATGTGTGTATGCGGGTTCTTTGGTACAACAAAACTTTGGTGAGACATTAGATAAGCATGGTTTCTTAGTTTGGGATTTAGATACATTAACATATGAAGAAGTTGATATTAAAAACGATTATGGGTACTACACTATGGATATTATCGCAGGAGTTGTACCTGACGTTACTGATTTACCTACTTACCCACGTCTTAGGGTAAGGTTTTCCGATACCGATGCGGCAGATACTAAAAGGGCAATTACCGAAATTAAAATGAAATATGGTGTAGAGGATTTTACAACCATTCGTACCGATTCATTGGCAAAGAAAAAGACAGGTGATAGAGATAATCAATTAGATTTGGATGATATTACCGATGTTACATATCAAAACTCACTCATAACTGATTACATTCAAAGAATGATGCCATTTGTGACTGATGAAGAAATTGCGGGAATACAAGCCTTAAACAAAGATATTAATAGTAGAATAGTTGCGGACGAATTAACAAGAAATGTAAAATGGAAGCCGGTAAGATTTGAATTCTCCAATATGTTCAGTTATGGTGAAGACAATGTTATTAACTTCAGTAAAGTAAATGGACTGATGGGACTCTTTGCACCAAATGCTAGTGGTAAATCATCACTGTTTGATGCAATCTCCTTTTGTCTGTTCGATAAGTGTAGTAGAGCATTCAAAGCGGCACACATTATGAACAATAGAAAGGCGGACTTCCATTGTCAATTGGATTTTGAAGTAGAGGGCGTTCCTTACTCAATAAGGAGAGAAGCGAGGACAGTGAATAAGGGAAAGAACGTTAAAGTAGATGTTCAATTCTGGAGAACGGTAGATGGGCAGAGCGAATCCCTTAATGGAACTGAAAGAAGGGATACCAACCAAGTCATTGAAGGGTATGTGGGAAGGTATGAAGATTTCGTACTCACTGCCCTATCCTTACAAGGAAACAACGCACTATTCATTGATAAATCTCAATCGGAGAGAAAGGACTTGCTTGTACAATTTATGGGGTTGGATATATTCGATAAGTTGTATGAGATGGCGAGTGAGGAAATTAAGGAAGTGGCAGTACTAATCAAAAATTTCAAAAGGACGGATTTTACTTCCGAATTGGCGACTAAAGAGGGAGACCTAAGGGTTAAAAAAGATGAGTTAGATGAGTTCAATAAAACACTTAAAAGTCATAATACCGAAAAGGAAAAAATCCAAAACCAAATATCTGATTTAAAGGAATCCCTTATACCAATTGATACGAATCTGGATATCAATTTATTGAATGATTCCAGAAGGACCATTGAGAGGAAAATAGAAAGTAATGATTCTGATAAGAAAACAAAAGAAACCAAAATAAACGAATTTATAGGGGTTTTAAATGAGGTTTCACAATCTATAAGTAGTAACGATACTGTGAATGGATTACCAATTGATGATGCTAAAAAAGAATGGGATTTGGCTAAGGGTAAACTTGCAGAAGTTCAACAACAAATAGATAAGTTAGAATCCCAATATGAAAGGAATTTGGAAAAACTAAAACATTTGGAGCAGCATGAGTATGACCCAAATTGTAAGTTTTGTATGAACAACGTATTTGTTAAGGATGCTATACAAACCAAAGAGATTGTTAAAACACAAGAATCTCAGTTAGAAACTCTAAATATTGCACAACATGCACTAATCAAAGCAACCGAACCATTTTCAGAAGTAGAAGATGTTTGGACTAAATTAGTTGATTTGAGAAACAAATACCATAAAGGGGTTGTTCTTAAAGAGAAAACCGAAGCAGAATTGAAAGGATTAGAAACACAATCGGAACTTCTAAAAACACAATTAGATGCAGTTGATTCGGATATTGTGAGATATAATGAAAACATTGCAACAATAAACAAAAATACTGCTATTAACCAAGAGATAAGAATTTTAGAAACCGATAAGAAAAGAGTTGAATCTGAAATTGCTAATGTGAATAAAAAGATATTAACTCTAACTGGTGAAATTGGTTCAATAGAATCATATATCAATGGTACAAAGGCTAAAATACAAGAGGTTAAAGATTTAGAGAAGAAGAATGACCTATACACTTACTATTTAGATGCTGTGAAAAAAGATGGTGTTCCTTACGAATTAATTTCCAAAGCAATGCCGGTAATTGAAAATGAAGTAAACAACATTCTAGCACAGGTTGTGGATTTCTCACTTTCAATGGATACCGATGGTAGAAACATTAATGCTAGAATCGTTTATGAGGACCAGGAGTGGAACTTAGAGATGTGTAGTGGTATGGAGAAGTTTATTAGTGGACTAGCTATTAGAGTTGCACTAATTAATATATGTGGACTACCTCGTCCTAACTTCTTAGTAATTGATGAAGGTTTTGGAACATTGGACGCTGATAACCTATCATCCCTATTTATGATGATGCAATACCTTAAAACTCAATTTGATTTTATATGGGTAATTTCCCACTTAGAGCAGATGAGAGATATTGTGGATGGATTAATTGAAATTAAAAAAGAAAACGGCTTCTCTAAAATTAATTTTTAGGATTAACCGGTAATATATTTTTAGGTAGAGGTTTCTTTGAAGCTTCTACCTTTTCTTTTATAAGGGTTTCTACCAACCCATTTATTTTGTATCCTTTCTCTTTACAAAACTCCTTTAAAAGTTGATGAATTTCGGCATCAATTTGTATCATAGCATATTTTTTCATCTATATCTTTAGATTTCTTTAGTATTCTTTAGTTTTTCATATTGATTATAATTATTACAAATATTTATTTTATATCAATAGAAAATAATTCCCTTTAATGCCTAGAATTAAAAAATACGCAGATGGCCAGAAAAGTAATCTTAATGAAGTAGTAAAATTAAGTTCTTTTCAAACATATATCATAGACAGTAATCCAAATTCAACTTATTTTAAAATAACTGAATTTAAGGATACTTTTACAGGTGGTAAAAATGGATTTTTAATTGAAGGTACTGAGCATCTAAAAGAATCAACTGAAATAAAAATACAAATTTTAGATGTTAATGGTAATCCTGTTTATTATGAGCCAGGAAATGGCGTTCCAGAGTATTATGAAGGTGCTTCAAAACTTATAGCGGTTTATGTATATGAAGATACACCTATTGGGGAAGCGAATATTACAATATTAGGTGAGTTAAAAACTTATGTGGATGAGAGTGGTAATACACTTCCAATTCCAGATGAATGGAAAAGTGTTTATAATGTAAAGTGGGAAAAACGATTTAAAATAAATAAACTATTATCTAACGAAGATAAAGTAAGATTTTATAGAAGACCACAAGTATCAATAAACGAAATAGTAAAACCTATTTATTCGAACATTGTTTCTAATATTACAAAGAAAGGAACTGTAGATGGATTTGCACAGGTACCACAAGCTGGTGTAAAATTAACTGATTTTTCTAATCCAACAAATTATTTAATTCAAATAAATGATGGTGGTGCTTGGACGGGTTCGGTAGTGGGTACAACAATTCAATTTGCGGATTTAGGATTTTCTTCTATTGCATCGGATGTTATAAATAAAACCGATTTATACATACAAACTCCTTATACCGTTAATGGTTTAGTTTCTGATTTTTCTAATCAAGGATATACCGCATCATTTAATTATGTAGAAGGATTAGATAATTTAAAAACAGCACTTACAGGTTCATTTGCAAAAATAACATTATCCGATTTAACAACATTTGTTGGAGATGTTGCTAGAGTAAAGATATTTAGAAAATCACAATCAGACCTTTCCGATTATCAATTTATTCAGGAAATACAATTAGAATCTAATGAAGTTTTAAGAGATTTAGAAACTACAACAAAAAATGAAGAATATTATGGTGGTTTTGACCTTTTTAATTATAAAAATTACTGGTTAACTTCATCTAATAATATCACAACGCAATTTAATCAAAATTATTTATACAATTCTGTAAAGTTAAATACTTCAACAACAAATTTATTTTTTACATCTAAATCTTTGGATATAAGTCCAAATACAGAATATAGTTTAACATTTAATGCGAGAGTTGGTAGTCCGGCTAATACTTCTGATAGTTTAAAAGTTTATCTAAGTGGTTCAAGACAATCTACCTTTAATAATGTAATTACAAGTGTAGGAACTACACAAAATATTCTTACATTAACTTCAGATAATAGTTTACTTCAAAAATCTGAAATTAATGCAAATTTTAAAGCAGAAGATTTATCGAATGTAAAATTAGTTTTTGAAGTTAAAGGAACTGATTGGTATATATCCGATGTCAGCCTAAGAGCTTCCCAAGAAACATCATTTTCTCCGGATGAAATAACATTTATCCAACCAATTCCTAGAACATTACCAAGAGAAACATTTGATTTCAGATTTCAATTTTATGATATAAATAATAATTACATACCTGTAATTGTTGAAGAAAGTAAAACGTTTGATGGTGGTAATCTGAATGTTATTAATAAAAATTTAAGTTTAGTACCTTCAAATCTATATTTTCAATTTGATTCTGGTTCAGGAAATGGTAATCCTGTACCACCTACTGTAATTTCTATTGATGTAATTAAAAGTTATTTGACAGGTTCAGTAACATATACATCTCGTTCTTATGACTTTTTTGGAAATGAATTATCTTCATCCCAATATGTTGGAGGACAAATGCCAGGTCTTTTATTGAACAGAGAAACAGATTTAGTTACTCTTACTGTTAGTAACTTTACTGGCTCTAGAGAAGATGTCATTGTTCAATATATTGAATTTACAGGTGAATGTGAAGGTGTAACTGATTCATTTGTAATTACAAGAGTAATTGATGGTAAAGGTGGTGTAAATTATGAGATTAGACCATATAGAGGAACTGTAATTAGAAATAATGACCCATCTGGTTCTTTAGAAGTACAGGCTGTAAGAATTGATGGTATTAATGAATTAAATATACGAAGTGGTTTACCATATGGGCGTTCTAATAATAGATTATATGTTGCATCTGGTTCTTACTATGTAACATTAACGCAAGCATCAGCTAGTGGATTTGTTAAAGGGGTTTATCCTGGATTAACGGGGTCTGGTCAATTAGATTATAACGCGGTTTTTAATAGAGATTCAATAGATGGGCAGAGAACAATTTATTTAATTGGTTCTGGCTCTGAACCAACTCCATCTCAACCATCATTAACAGCATCAATATACGCAACACTAACTCTTACTGACCTTTTGGATGGTTTGGATGCGGGATTTGTTGCATATGATGCCGATACATTTACAATTAATCCAAGACTTTCAAATACTTTTGCACCACCTTCTGCTAGTGCAACTGCATCGTTTTACAGAAGAGGTACAAATATCAATCCAATATCTGGATCCGTGATGGTTTATCCGTCAATGTCAATTAACAAAGATTATGTTCCTGAATATTGGGTTTACTACACAACACAAAGTTTTAATAGAGACATTACCGTTGTAGCAACTGATGATAATAATTTTATAATTCCATCAAAACCTTTTGGTCAATTTGTAGGAAATCCAATATCTCAAAGTAAAACTCTTACTATTAATTGGACTTACATCGAACCATACTCATCGGAATCGGTAAGTGTTAATAAAACATTTACAATAGTTCCTGAAGGAAAACCTGGAGATGAAAGTATTGTGTTTGAGATAATTCCTGCAAATGTAAACCTAAATGCAAATTCAAGAGGTATTGTAAATGATTATAAACCATCTGCCGGAGAAATAAGATTAAAACAGGGTTCAAGATATCTTTTATTTACTGGTAGTAGGTTTCCAGGAACTTTCCATATTGCAACTGCATCAATTGTAGCAAATAATATTACTAAAGGTGATATAAGATTTGATAATAATTATACTGAATCACTTATTTTTAGTGCATCTTCAAATATGACTAATTTAAGTGGAAGTATTCAATTTCCTTTAGAAATACAACCATATTATACATCTTCGGTTTATACTGCAAGTGTTTACCAATATTTTACAAAAGTTTTGGATGGACCTCCACCGATTGAAATTATTATATCACCTCTTAATGCAACTATAAACGCAAATGAAATAGGATATGTTTCTGAATCTGCTTATAGAAGTGCTGATACTTCAATTAGAGTAAGAGAAGGAAATGATTTCTTAACTTTTACAACACAATCTGCAGCTCCTGGTACTTGGAGAATTACATTAGCAAGTGGAAGTAATATAGCAACACAATCATTATCATCATCTTCATTTGATACGGCAACATTAAGGTTTAGAAAATTTGATGACCCATATGTATCTGCAAGTGTACTTTACAATATATTGGTTTATCCATATGCATTGGGTGCGGGACATCAATATACATCTTCTTTATATAGTAGAACACAAACGTTTACTAAAAATGTTGCACCACCAAATGCAAGAGCAGTATCATTATCCGCAACTTCTCAACTTGTAAATTTTGATAGAGATGGACAAGTTACATCTCCATTGGATGATATTACACTAACCGCTACAGCGTTTAATACAACCGGTTCGGTATATTATCAATTCTTCAAAGATGGTAGTCCAGAAACGGGTATTCAACTTTCAAACACATATACCGTTCCATCATACAATGCAACTTTGCCTGGTCAAACTGCAACATGGAAAGTTACTATAAGGGATGGTAGTAATGCGGCTGCACAACCTATTAGAGCAGCCGCAGAAATTTCAATTGCAGGTGTAAAAACTGGAGCAGATGCATATTCATTCAATGCAACAAATGAAAATACTTCTATTACAGCAGACCTTTGGACAACTGAATTTTCTGGAAGTTCTATTCAGATAAGAGGATTTAAAGGGCCTGACCCATTAGAACATACATCCTCATATGTTCCATCTCAGGAAGTATATAACTATTTGGATGGAACTTTCTTAGGAAACTTAGGATACTATTCTGCATCAATATTTACATCATCTTCATTTGTGGGTGTGAGTGGAAGTAAATTTCCACCATCTAACCCCGCAACTTTGCCTGATTTAAGAAGTTGGTACGCACCGGCTATTAACAAATCTGGACAAGTTATTTATAAAATTGATTTTGAAAACGCAAAACAAGTTTCTTATGTAACTCAGTCAATTGCAGTACAATTTACTCCACCGGCACCGTATAGTGCAAACTTATCTAGTGAAAATGGTGGAATAATGTATAGAGTTTCGGGCGAATTAGAATTTGACCTATCTACAACAACTATAAGAGTTTTTAGAGGTGATTTAGAATTAACAAACGTTTCATCATTTAGTGGTGGTAAGTTAGATGCTTATGGTAATCTCGGCTATCCAAATCAATGTAGAGTAAGTATTTTATCATACTCGGGACATTTAACTTTAGCCGGTGGATTAACCGCAGGTTCACATGTTTCGGGAACACCAGCATCATTTGCAGGTATAACTGGATGGTCTAGTCCTGAAACAATTGCATCGGGTGAAATTGTATTCCAAATCGATTGTGAGGGTAGAGAAACACTTTATAAAACTTTATCATTATCGGTAGTATATGAAGGTAATACTGGTCCTGGTATAGTGATGAGAGGGGTTTGGAAATCTACATTGGATTATATTGCGGAAACTGCAAATCAAAGAAGGGATGCAGTAATTTGGCCAGACCCAGCAACTATAAATAAAGAAACACACTATTGGGCGGCAATAACGGGTAGTGGACCTGGAACACCAGTTGGGGCACAACAACCAGATGGTACCGTTCCTTACGCTGATACTGCTTATTGGCAGTATTTGGGACAAGAAGAATTTTTTGTATCTGCTAAAATTGCAATATTTGAAGAATCTTATGTAAAAAATACTTTAAACGTTGGTACAAAAGATGGAACTGGTGCTTTTGCAAATATTGTATTAGCAGGTGGTAGAACTGACCCATATATTGCCATCGGACAAACCGGAACACAGGGTACTCAAGGAACTGGGGTTTCGATTGGTGGGGCCGGTGTTATTGGGTATAATAGACCTGGTATATTCTTAGGAGTATATGAGGATGGTGCAAATGGTACAACAGGACGTTTTTCAATTAAAACAACCGGTACATCTGGTAAAGGTATGTTTTGGGATGGTGACCAATTAACAATAGTTGGTTCAATCAGACAAAGAGAGCCTGGTATACCTGAAGGAAGTTATAGAGGTATTTGGGCACCAGCAACAGCTTATTATCCTGATGATACTGTAAGATACGGTGTTTCAACATATATAAATTCAAATACACACACATCAACTAATGATAATAACGTAAATACAGGTTATCCGCCAGATGCAACAAATACTTGGGCAGTTTCGGCTGCGGCAGGCACATCTGGAACAACTGGTACATCGGGCACAACTGGAACGGCTGGCACAACTGGAACTGCAGGTGGGCCTGGACCTGGTGTTGTTTATAGAGGATTGTTTGCGGGTAATAATAATTACTTTCACACAACCGAAAGAAAAGATATTGTAAAATATGGAAGTAACTATTATTTAACAAATAATACTGGTCTTAACGGAAGTGCGGGTACGGCTGGTTCTGGATTGTTTTGGAATTTTCCTGGAGGTGGTAACACGAATTGGACTACATTTGGAGCTCAATTTAGTTCTGTAGCAACTGATGTACTTTTTGCGGTAGAACAATATGTTGATAAAACAATTAATATTGGTGCAAGGGGTGGAAACGCATTGATTACTTTAAATGCAAATGAAAGTGGTTCAAACGCAAATCCATACATTTCAATAGGACAGATAAGTTCTAGTATATTCAATGGATGGGTAACCGAATCCCAAGTTCAAGGATTTAATAATAATGGTATTTTTATGGGATTTGACCAAACTATACCAAAAGTATCTATGATTGGTGTATCTGGTTCTTTGGTTTGGAATGGTGAAGATTTATCAATAAAAGGTTCAATTAATACAAATAATGGACAAATTGGTGGATGGACAATTTCACCTGGATCAATCATTTCCTCTAATCAAAATATTCAATTATATTCAGAACCATCAGAATCTATTTCGGTATTTGATGATGAAGGTCAATTAAGATTTTTAGCTTCTACTAAAAAAACATTACCGGACCCAATCGGTGTAAGTTATTCAAATGCAACTATTGGTACATTTACCACATCATCTACACAAACAAATGGTGTACCAAATGATGGTACTTATGACCCATATTATGGTGGTACTGTTGCATATGATTATTATATACAACCTTCTTCTAATGGCTCATTTACGGCTACGGTATCAGGAGTTCATATAATTACAGTGAATTTTCCTTTTGATTATGGTAATTATGTTCAAGCGAATGGTTCAGCGGATGGATTCATCACCGCACGTTTAAGATTATCTAAAACTGGATACTGGCCACAAAACTTCACCGAATATGTAGCAGATTCAAATGCTGTTCAGGCATATGCGCAAGGTACGGTAAACACTTATTGGGAATGGAATGGATTTCAATGGACACAATCATATTATCCAAGTGGACAAACTTCATATCTACCGGCAGCAAAAATGACAATAATAGCAGAATTACAATCTGGAGTAACATATTATTTGACATATGTAGGATATGCATACGCCCATTCGCAAGATACATCTGATTCAAATAATTATCCACCTTATGGATTTAATTCCACGGTTTATACTGCATTAACTAATTCAGCATCAAGAACGGTGAGTATTAAAACTTTATCGGCTGGTACTGTAATAAACGGAGGTGGATTCCAATCGGTTATAGATGATTCTGCGTATTTAAGAGTAACTTCTGGTACTAGTGGTTCTTATAATTTTTCAACCGAAATTACTGGTAGTTTAATGGTTGATAGAGCTATATCCAAATTTAGTAATGGATATGGATACCCACCGGCAGTAAAGGCGTTTGGTACTGTGAGATATGACGGAACGGCTTCTAATAATGCTGCAAATTATACTATATTAAATCGTTATAATATTAGTAGTACATTGAGTTTAGATACATTCAATAGATATGTTATAACATTTACCAATCCTTTGGATACTACGGATTATATCATTCTATTTACAATATCAAACATAACGTATGCTTCAAATGAAATTGGTAATATAGCCACAATTACCGGAAAAAGTACTACTGGTTTTAATTTTAGAATAGAAAGACCTAGTCATACAAATCCAGGTATTGTAACAACATGGATAGGTGGTAACTTAAGCTTAACCGCAGCAACCGAATTTGTTGATTTTGTAGTATTATCAAGATAAAAAACAAATAATTTATGAAACCAAAATTAATTATAAGTGAAAAAAATGGAAACATTAGGTGGACATCCCCAAATGAAGAAACTATTGATTTTGTAACCAAACAAGCAATATCATCAGATTCAAATTATGTTTTTATGTACGATGACTCCGAAATTGATTATTCATTTGCTTTTTGCTATGATTTTAATTTTAATGATGAAAATGGTTCAACTGCAATTCCATCTTTAAATTTAGAAAAGGCAAAAGAATTATTTTTAAATTATTTGAGATACAAAAGAAATGAATTATTTCCTGATTTAGATTTACAATATATGAGGGTATTGGAAACTGGAAATCAAACATTAATTCAAGAAATAGTTACAAAAAAACAACAACTAAGAGATTTGACAAATATTGATTTTTCAGATGTAACAAATTCTGTTCAAATAAGAGAAAAATGGCCAACTGAAATATTAGGGCAAATACCTTTTTAATTAATAATAAATGCCAGCATCAACACTATATAGAGTAACTTTACCAAATGGAACATCCGGAGATGTAACTTGGACAGAATGTGAAGGATATGAAGTTACTATATTTGTACCTTCAAAAATAGGGTCAATAATATTCTCCGCACAAGATGGAGAATATACCGTTCCTCCTGGATCTGTTGTAGAAACTTTTGGTACTTCTGCAAGTGATTGTTCATCGTCATCTATTACTTTTACAACTACAACAACTACAACTGCGGCACCAACTACAACCACAACTACAACAACGTTAGCACCATCATCATTTAGTTTGGGATATGATGCTTCTTCAGCTGCAAATTCTTGTTATGATTTTGCATCATCACCAACAACTTATTATTCTTTTGGTGGTACCGTTTTACAAAATACTCTACAAATATTTACGGATAGTGGATTAACAACACCGGCTCCTAATGGATACTATTCAAATGGAACATATTATTTTATAATAAGTGATAATGGTACTTTAGATGATAAGGGAACTTGTTTATCGGTTACAACTACTACAACTACAACAACCACTACAACTACAACAACCACTACAACTACAACAACCACTACAACTACAACAACCACAACAACCACAACTGCAGCTCCAACAACTACAACTACTACTGCTGCTCCAACAACTACAACTACTACGGCTGCTCCAACAACTACAACTACAACCGAAGCACCAACTACAACAACTACTACGGCAGCACCAACTACAACAACTACAACTGAAGCTCCAACAACAACTACAACAACTACAACTGAAGCTCCAACAACAACCACAACAACTACAACTGAAGCTCCAACAACAACCACAACAACCACAACAACTACTACAACTACAACTGCAGGACCATCTTATTTCTATTATAGTGCTGAATATTGTGGTACTGCAACTCCTTTGGTTGTGAGATTTAGTGTTGACCAATCACTTTATAGTGTATTTGAAACTGCCACCCAATATGTGTGTGTTAGATTGACTGGAACTACATTTGGACCTTCTTATGATATTGATTTGGGTGATGGCTCTAGCTTTGTTGGAACAAATTGTACTTCATGTCCATCTCCACCAACAACTACCTCAGCTCCTACATATGTATATTATGATTACGAACCTTGTACAGGCGGTAGTGCATATACTGGACCAGTTTATTCGTTAGAGGTTATTGAAGGATATACTCCGGGTTGTTATACATATAATGGGCAATTGTATTCGCAATATGGATTGGGTGGTTATTACGGACCTGCAAATTACGCATTATTCCCAGGCGGAAGTGAAACTTCTTGTGCCGGATGTTGGTAAAATAAAAATTTATTAAAAAGTTAATTTTAAATGTTATGAAAAAATTAAGATATATTTGTTGTCAACCGGCAATTACTTATTATACTTGGCAAGTTGAAGTATTAATTAATAACTTCAAAAAAATGGGAGTAAACCCAAACTACATTGATATAGTTTGTGGGATAGAAAATGGTATAATTCCAGATGAATGGAGAAAATTAATGCTGCATTATAATAGTGTTCGTTTCTTTTTTTATAATGATACTAGAACTGATAAAAATTATCAGCCATCCATTTATTTCAATTTAATGAAACAACATATCGTAGCAAGACCTGAAATACAAGATGATGTTTTATTTTTACATGATTCAGATATAGTTTTTACTAAGCCTCCTAAATTTGATGAAATGATTATTGGAAACACTTGGTATTTAAGTGATACCAAGTTTTATATAAATTATGATTATATAAAATCAAAAGGAGATTATGTTTATGATAATATGTGTAAAATCATAGGTATAGACCCATTGATACCAAAAATATTAAATAATAATTCAGGTGGGGCACAATATATAGTTAAAAATACTACATACGAATTTTGGGATAAAGTTGAAAAGGATAGTATAAATTTATACAAATGGTTTTGTGATAATGAATATAAGCATGTTAAAAAAGATGAACACGATTATCCAATACAAAAATGGACGGCAGGAATGTGGTCTTTATTATGGAATGCATGGTTGGCAGGACATGAAACCATAGTAGATAAAAGGTTAGATTTTGGATGGGTAACAAACTCAATATCAGATGTAGAAAAATATCCAATACTTCATAATGCCGGTGTTGTTGCAGATAATAATCATGTACATTCATATGCAAAAGGATTATTTTATAAAGGAGCATTTACTGACAAACTTCCTTATAATAAACCACTGGTAATAAGTGATAAATACGCTTCTTTTTATTATTGGAAAGAAATTTGTGAAACTGCAAATAAATCTATTTTAATTGAACAAACTACTGAAAGTAAAATTAAGAATGATTTTAACAAATACAAAATTACAAATTTACAAATAGACCCATATGGTGTATGTAACGCAAAATGTTGGTTTTGTCCAGTAAGATATAAAGGTAATCCTGATCATGGAAAAGAAATAATGAGTCCAGAATTATTTGAAAAAATTATTAAAAATCTTATAGATGAAAGAGAAAGACCAGATGGGTTGGTTAGTAAAGCATTCAATGGATTCTATACGGCACATTATAATGAAGTTCTTTTATATCCACACTTTGAAGAAATATTAAAAATATGTAGAAAGTATAAATTGGTAACAATGGTACTTTCAAATGGAATACCATTAACACCGGAAAGAGTTGATATATTAAAAAAATATCAAGATGTATTAAGTGGTATATGTTTGAATACACCTGCATTTGACGCGGAAACTTGGAGTAAAAGAAGTGGTATTAATATAAAACAATTTGATAAACTTATATCAAATATAAAATACGCAACTGAACAATTATCTGATATGGTAAAAAGAAAAGCGTTTTCAATTCAAATTAATGGTTCACATGAATTATCTTTTGGTGATAAAGGTGGTTGGTTAGAAAAAGGACCAGAGTTTCCAAAAGATATGGATTTGGATGTTAATAATGGGGAATTGGTTCAACAGGAGAAAAAAGCAAAAGAATTATTTCCTGGTGTAAATATTTTTACGGTTCCATATCTAATTGATAGAGCGGGATTGTTGGATGAGGTGATGAGTAATAAACCTGCAATTGAAAGAAATTTAAAAAGAAATGTTGCCGATAAAAAAGTAATTGGATGTGCAAATGGTAGAGAAGTTGGTGGTAGACCAATCGGATGGGTTCATGTAAATGCAAGTGGTAAAGCATTCCTTTGTTGTAATGATTATGATATGGAAATGCAATGTGGAGATTTTAAAACACAGGAATTAAGAGATTTTTGGGGAACTGATGAGCATATAAAAATGGTTCAAAAATCATATGAAACCATTTGTAGAGGGTGTGCTTCTGCTATTTTTGAATAATTAAAAAATATATACTTATATATAAACAAACTTTATGGCAACAAAAACTGAAAAATTATCAGAAGATATTATAGAAAGTATAAAAACCTTACAGGGTGATGTAAATAGTTTAATTTTTGATTTAGGACAAGTAACGTTGAGAACAAGAGAATTAAACTTAGAAATTGCACGTTTGCAAGAAATTAAAAAGGAAGTAGAGGACAAAATTGATAATAAAGGATTGCAATTGGAAAATATTCTTTCCGATTTACAAAGAAAATATAAAAATGCAGAAGTTGATTTAAAGGATGGTACGGTTAGTTTCGAAGTATCTGAATAATATTATATTTATAGTAAAATAACAACAATGTTAAAGAGTAAAATACAGGAATCCACATTTGGAACTCAAACAATAAACAGAGTATTAACTAATGTTTTGAGTTATGATTTGGGTACTGATGATTGTAGATTAAGATACGAACTTAGATTTAGAGATTCAAATAATTCACCAGCTGTGCCAGATGATATTATTACATCTGGAATTTGGAAAGTTCCACAAGAGATTCTAAATGGTTGGACAGGAAGAAACGAGTTTTTAGCTGAAAAACTGTGTGAATTTTTAGGATACACTATTATAAAACATTTATCTCAAACTGAGGTAGATTAATTTGGAATTTACGAATTTTTTTCGTATATTTGTTATATATGTCAAAACAAAAGTTACTTTATGTATGTCCACACCTATCGACCGGTGGACAACCACAATATACCTTTAAACAGGTTAAACACTTTGTAAACGATTTCGAAATAGAAGTTGTTGAAATAAACAATAGTGGTGGTGATGCGTTTGTTGTTCAAAAAAATAGAATTAAAGAATTAGTACCTGTACATACTTTAGGGGAAGATAAATCTCAAATTCTTAATATTATTGAAAAGTTTAATCCGGATATTATACATTTTCAGGAAATACCTCAATTTGATTTATCTGAATTTGTATTGGATGTAATTTTTAGAAAAGATAGACCTTACTTTATTTTAGCAACTACACATGGTTCTTTCACAAATCCAGTAGATATTGTATATCATCCAGATAGATACGTTTTGGTATCGGAATGGAGTAAACAAAGATTTGATGATGCCGAATTGGGAGTAGAAACAACTCTTTGGGAATACCCAATTGAAAATTATGTATTTAATAAAGAAGAAGCTCAAAAAGAATTAGGGTTTGAATCTGATTGGAAGCATGTTTTAAATGTTGGATTATTTTCACCTGGAAAAAATCAAGCTGAGATATTTGCAATAGCAAGACAATTAGAAAAATACAAAATTAAATTTCATTTCGTAGGCAATCAGGCTATGAATTATGAAAATTATTGGAGACCACTTATGGAAAACGTTCCACCCAATTGTGTTATATGGGGAGAACGAAATGATGTTGATACATTTTATGCAGCATCAGACCTATTTTATTTCTCATCTAAATTAGAATTAAATCCATTATCAATCAAAGAAGCATTGAGTTATAAACTTCCATCTATATTCCGAAAGTTACACACTTATTTGGATACATATGATAATAACTCATTGGTAACTTATATTGATGATGATTTAAAAATAACTAAGAGAATTATATTAGAAAAATTAAATCCAGAATTTAATGAAGTACCAGGATGGTTTGCATATAGAGAGTTGTATAATAGTGTAATTGATAATGCTATTGGTGGCGAAACATTTGTAGAAGTTGGTGCTTGGTTTGGTAAATCAACAAATTATTTAGCAAGTAAAATAAAAGAATCTGGTAAAGATATTGATTTTACCGCAATTGATACATGGAAGGGTACTGATGATGAGAAATTACATCAAAGTATAGTTAATGCTTTTAATGGGGATATATTTTATGAATTTATAGACAATATGGTTTTATTGGAAAATTATGAAACAGTAAAAACTATAAAAGATACATCTAAAAATGCAGCAAATACATTTTCAAATAATAGTATTGATTTTATTATGATAGATGCTGGGCATTCGTATGAAGCATTAATAGAAGATTTAAATATTTGGTATAAAAAAATAAAACCAGGTGGAATTATTAGTGGAGATGATTATGGTGTATTTGGCGGAGTTACTGCAGCGGCAAATGAATTTTTTTATGGTCAATTCCATACAGGATTTCGTTCATTTGTAAGAAGAAAACCTCGTATTCAAATCAAACATATGTTGACCAGACCAGATGATATGCGAGAAAGAGTTAGTATTAAATCAATAAAGCAATTGGAAAAATATGGTATGGTATATCAACCAATTGTAAATAAAGTTTATGAAGGATTGGCACCTGCAGAAAATTGTAGAAGACCTGAGCATATAAGTAAAGATAATAAGCCAGGTGAATTATATCCTGGTGCTGGTTTAGGTTGGATGACTGGTAGACATTATGGTTGTTATTTGGCACATAGAAACGCATTAGAAACAATAGATGATGAAAACTTTGATTATACTTTAATATTTGAAGCAGATGCATTTATTTATACCGGATTAGAAGAATTTGTAGATATTGTACATAAGGCGTGTTTCATCTCAGAAAGAGATGATGTGTACTTTATTGGATTAGCGGATAACCCATCAAGAGAAAAAACAAAAGTAGATGAACTATTTACCAAAACTGCATATAATCAAGACCTTGCACATGCATATCTAATACCGAATAGAACAAAAGGGTGGTGGATGGAAAGGTTAAAAGATTGTGGTTGGGATGTTGGTGACCTTTGGTATAATCATGTATTTTATCATCATCCAAAAAATAGATACACTACAAATAAAATGTATTCAAAACAAGCGGAAGGATTTTCTCTTTTAGATTTGACAGTTAAAACTTGGGATTAATGATTTACGATAATTTAGTTAAAAATAATAACAATAAAGTAGAAATACAAAACAAAGTTCATTATCATTTTGTCAAAGGACCATTTATTGAAGTTAAGGGGTCTAAATCTGCAAAATATTTAGTAAACTTTATTGATAATAGAAATGGTAAAGTTTATTTTTCTACTGAAATAAATAATAATTGTTGGTGTAGATGTAGTATTGAATATTTTGTAGAATGGAAAATACAGATATATGAAAATGGAAAACTTTGGTTTGAACATTTATTTAATCCAACTGGTAAAAGAATTTATATAGCTTTAGATTCTAAAGCTTTAGGAGATTCGTTGGCTTGGTTTCCTTATGTAGATGAATTTAGAAAACATTATAATTGTACGATGATTACATCTACATTTATGAATGATATGTTTAGAGAAAAATATCCTGAAATAGAATTTGTTGAACCTGGAACTAATGTAACTGATTTATATTCTATGTACACAATAGGTTTATTTTATAACGAAGATAATAGTATAAATCGTTTTAAAAATCCGGTAGACCCTAAATCGGTAACACTTCAAAAAATGTGTTCGGATATTTTAGGATTAGAATTCAAAGAGGTAAAACCAAAAATTAAAAACATTAAAAAAGTAAGCAAAGAAAAACAAATTTGTATAGCTACATTTGGTACAGCCCAATCTAAATTTTGGAATAATCCTACTGGATGGCAAGAAGTAGTTGATTGGCTAAATAATAAAGGATATAAAGTTAAACTAATATCTAGAGAGCAAGATGATTATATGGGTAATAAACATCCTATTGGTATAGAAAGACACCCACAAGGACCAATAGAAGATGTGATGAGAGAGTTGAAAAAATCACACGCGTTTATTGGAATTGGTAGTGGTTTAAGTTGGTTAAGTTGGGCTTTAGATGTACCAACGGTTTTAATAAGCGGATTTTCATATAAGTGGGCTGAAATGGAAGATTGTATTCGTATTGGTTCACCGCAAGGAAAATGTGAAGGATGTTTTAATCGTTTAAGATTAGATCCAGGTGATTGGAATTGGTGTCCAGACCATAAAGGAACGGAAAGACAATTTGAGTGTACTAAAACAATAACAGGAGATATGGTAATAAAAGAACTTGAAAAATTCTTATAATGAAAAAAGTTTGGGTAAACGGTACATTTGATATTCTACATATAGGACATATAAAACTTTTAGAACATGCTGCAAAATTTGGAAATGTTAGAGTGGGGATTGATACCGATGAAAGAGTTTCTAAAAAGAAAGGAGATGGTAGACCGTATAATTGCTTAGAAGATAGAATGGAGTTTTTGCGTAGTATTAAATATGTTAATAGTGTTGTAGAATTTGATTCTGATGATTCTCTCATTGAAAGAATAAAAGAATGGGAACCTGATGTTATGGTAATTGGAAATGATTATAAATATCATCAAATAATAGGTGTAGAATATATCCCAAAGGTAGAATTTTTTGATAAATTATCTGGATATAGTACAACAAACATTTTAAAAAACCAAAAATAATATACTTATATATACAAAAATAAAAACATAAATTTATGGCAGAATTAGATAAAATTCCACAAAAAACTTCAGTTGAATTGGAAACGGTAAAATTGGAGCAAGAAATTATTGAAAAGATTAAAGAAATCAACAACGATTTAAACGCGATTGTTAATGATTTTGGACAAATCTATATTAGAAAAAAAGAATTAAATGAAGAACTTGTTAGATTGGATGAAATTCTTGAAAAAGGTGAAGATGCATTCAAAGACAAGAATAAAGAATTAAAAACTATCATTGATTCTTTGGAAGAAAAATATCCAAGACATCAAATTGATTTAAAAGAAGGAATTATTGTTTATCAACCAGGTGCACCTAGCAGACTTCAGCAACAAAACGCACCGATTGAGAAATAATAAAGTTGTAAAAGACTAATCCTAATATTTATATAGTATAGAAAACTATATGAAAGGATTAACACAATATTTAATAGAAACAATACTGGGAGAAGCGGCAAAGATAGACAAAGTAGTTGTTGTTTATTCTGGCCGCTTTCAACCTTTTCATAAGGGTCACTACGCAACGTATGACCATTTGGTTAAGAAGTTCGGAAGGGATAATGTTTATATAGGAACTTCCGATGTAACCGATTCAAAAAAATCTCCATTTGGGTTTAAGGAAAAGAAAGCAATAATGATAAAGATGTTTGGAATTCCATCATCTAAAATTGTTAATGTAAGAAACCCATACGCTCCAGAAGAAATACTTAATAAATTTGATTCAGACACAACTGGCTTTGTAACTGTGGTGGGCGAAAAAGATGCATCCCGTCTAAGTGGTAAATATTTTAAACCATATAAAGGAAAGATAGATACCGGTTATTTAGATAGAGGGTATGTTTATGCGGCACCTGCACAACCAAATCCTATTAGTGGTACTGATGTACGATATTGGTTAAGTAGTGGTTCTGAAGCAGAAAGAAAAAAGAATTTTACAAAAGCATATCCAAAATTTGATGACCAAATATTCAAATTGATTACTCTTAAATTAAAAAAATTAAAAGAGTGTATTAATGAAGAAATTAAATTAAATGTAAAAGTTGGCGATGAAATCTTAATGGGTAAATTTAAAAACAAAAAAGTAATTGTTAAATCCATAGGTAAAGATGAATGGGGAATGCCAACTATAAATGGTAAGAAAGCAGTAACATTTAGAATTCCTAAAAAAGATTTAAAAGAAAGTGCTAGTAGAGGATATGGTGCCGATGCTGGGGAACCGGAAACTGGATATTATACCGATGGTTCTTCTAGAATTTTAAATTCAACAAAACCTGAACCTTGGTTTAAACAAATGGGATATACTCAATTACATTTCCCTAAAGGTGATTATATGAGGGGTAAAGGTAAAATTTCAAAAGAATTAGAAGGACCATATAGAAAAGTTACCTATAAACTCCAAAACGTTGTACATAGTACATTGAACCCCGCAGCAGACCCACATAAAACTGAAGATTGGGAAAATATAGAAGATAAAAAACCTATTAATAAAGTTAAAAGATTTTGGCACGTTGATAAAAAAGAAAAACCACAAATAATTTCAAAAGAAGATATTAATGAAATTATAGATGAAGTAGAAGAATCTTTATTAGATGAAATGGGATTACCTGGTGGAGCTGGTGTAGGATTAAGTTTACCAGGTGGATATATTAATGGTGCACCAAATCCAAAAGATGTTAAGAAATTAAAATCTAAATTGGATAAAGATGGTAGTGAAGAATATGAAAAAGTTGAAGAAAAAATAAATTCTAAAACTCATAAACCCGAATCTGAAGCTGAACATAATTTTTTACATCATCATAAAACTTCTACATATGCGCCGGATTATGGGCATGGGGCTGAATTGGATACTATTGATTTTGATGATGATAGAAAAAAAGAAGTTGGTCATCAAACCGATACAAAAGATACGCAAGATAAAGGATATGAGCCTGTAAAAGAAAATCAATTAAAAGGTGGTAAGGCTGACGGCATGAGTTTAAAAGATATAGCTAAACACCATAAAGTAAACGTACAGGATATTAAAGTAGAATTTATGAAAGGGTATGCAATTGAAAGAGAGCATACATCCGATACAAACGTAGCAAAAGAAATTGCATTAGACCATCTTTACGAACATCCAAAATATTATACTCGTTTGGCAGTTGTTGATGAAAAGGTTATTAAGGAATATACTGGAAATGGTGCATTTTATAATGATGGTAATGCAACAACTGGTACTCAATGGAATGGAACTTGGGAAGAATATGATAATGAGAGTTATTATTTAGATAATTTAGAAGGATGGGATACATATCATGAGATTCCATCCGAATTTGAAAAGAAAAGAGCGGTAGACCAAAAACTACCTGTTGATGACCAAAATGATGGTAAAACACACAAATATAATCGTATATTAAAAACAGGTCTTAAAACCCCTGCAGATTTTCTTAAAGGAGATAACAAATTAAAAGAAGTAAGTTCTTTAGACCATCAGGTAGGATTTAATGTTCCTGGTATGTTTGGTGGAGAAGGAGTTGATATAACTTCAGATGAAAATTTAGATTTAAATAATCCGCAAGGTTGGGAAAAATATGATAAATCTACAAATAGATTTAAAAAGAAAGCAATAAGTGAAGGTTTAATTTTGGAAGGTGGTGCGTATGGTCATATGGCGCACCCATTCGATATTGAAATGGGATTAACGTTTGGTGACCTTAAACAAATTGTAGTAAGAGCATTAAATGGTGATTTGGAATTAGCAAGAGAAAAAACTGATGGACAGGCGTTAGCAATTAGTTGGGTAAATGGAAGATTAGTTGCGGCTCGTAATAAATCACACTTAAAGAACAAAGGAGCTGGTGCTATGACAATAGGTCAAGTAGCAGATAAATTTGCTGGTAGAGGTGGATTGACAGATGCATACAATTTCGCTATGAAAGATTTATCCGCCGCAATATCTGCACTATCAGAGCCACAAAGAAAGAAAATATTCAAAGATGGGGCGTGTTTTATGAATTTGGAAGTAATATATCCAACATCCGTAAATGTAATTCCATATAACCAACCACTATTAGTATTTCATGGTACATTTGAATATGATGCTGAAGGAAACATAATTGGAGAAAACCAATCCGCAGCAACCATATTAGGTGGAATGATTAAGCAAGTAAATGCACATGTTCAATCTAAGTACACAATTCAGGGACCTCCAATACAAAAATTACCAAAATCGGAACACCTTTCTAAATTGCAAGGAAAGTATATTTCAATGATTAGTAAATTACAATCTGAATTTGGATTATCCGATTCCGATGGAGTTGCTGATTATCACCAAGCATGGTGGACTAAATTTGTAGAAAAAGGTGCAAAGAAATTAGATACACAAGAAAAAATAGGATTGGTTAAAAGATGGGCTTTTGGTGACAAAGGTTTTCGTATAGCAACAATTCAAGATGCAAAATTAAGAGCTTGGGCTGAACAAATTGATAAACAAGACCAACAAAAAATATCAAAACAAAATTTAATGAGATTTGAAGAGATATTCTTAGGAGTTGGTGCGGATGTATTATCATTTATGAGTTCAGTACTTACAGCAAATCCAGATTCCGCTAAAAAACAAATGGTCTCTAGATTAGAATCAACTATAAAGCAGGTAAAAGCAAGTGGTGACCCAAAGAAAATTCAAAAACTTAAATTAGAATTAGAAAGATTAAATGCTCTGGGTGGATTTGATAAAATAGTACCAAACGAAGGTATTGTATTCGTTTATGGTGGAAATACATATAAACTTACTGGCGCATTTGCTCCCCTAAATCAAATATTAGGTATATTCTTCGAAAAATAGTTGTTTTATTTAATTATGATATACTTATATATACAAATATATCATAAACAATATGTCAAAGGAATTTCAAAAAAAATATATGCATCCAACACGTAGAAAGTTGGTGAATATGGTTTTGACGGGCGGTGAATACGAAAAAGATACACAAATATCTTTTGCAAATGCCGAAAATGCATCTGAAAACAATCGTAAAAAAGAAGTAGGAGAAATTTGGACAGATTCTGAAGGTAAAACTTGGGAACAAAAAGAATATGGAAAGGTCAGAGTAAATGAACTTTCCGAAACAATGTCAGATGTTAGAGCTTATTTAGACAAATTAAATAGCTGTAAATCGGATAATTGTAAAACAATTAAGTTAGGTAGAGTTGATAAAAAATTAATATCAAAAACCGGATATTGTTTGCATTGTCTTACTAAAAGAGAAGCTCAAGTAAAATACGATGGAATGTGGGAAGCATATGAAGATTATAAAATATATTCTAATATGATTGCATATGGAAAAGATTTAATTGAAAAACTTAATCAAGCATACAATGATGCAAAACAGGAATATGAATTTGTACATGAAGATGGTAAAATTGAAAAATGGGTTTTAGAAAAAGATGTAAATGAATTAAAAGCAGAAATTCTTACCGATATTACAAAGTATGAGGGTGAGATTGAACAGGCTAAAAAATTAAGAAACGAAGCTTGGGATAAATTGAAAGATAAAGGGTATGATGACCTTATTAAAGCACCAGTAGATTAAGATGGCTCAAAATTTAGGGATAACACAAAAGAAAAGTCTTAAAGAAATTATTGCAGAAGAATACAAAAAGTGTGCTACTGACCCCATACACTTTATGAAGAAATATTGTATGATTCAGCATCCGGTGAGAGGTAAAATACCTTTTCACCTTTTCCCATTTCAGGAAAAAACATTAACTCAATTTAAAGATAATCGTTTTAATATAGTTTTAAAATCACGTCAAACTGGTATCTCAACTCTTTGTGCGGGATTCTCACTTTGGAAAATGATATTCAATTCTGATTTTAATGTGTTGGTTATTGCAACAAAGCAAGATGTAGCAAAAAACTTAGTAACAAAAGTAAGGGTTATGCATGAACTATTACCAAGTTGGTTAAAAGGTGGTTCATTGGAAGATAATAAACTTTCCCTTCGTTTACAAAATGGTTCTCAGATTAAAGCGATTGCAAGTTCACCTGATGCCGGCCGTTCTGAAGCACTTTCTCTTTTGATATTTGATGAGGCTGCGTTTATTGAAAGTATTGATGAGATATGGGTAGCGGCACAATCTACATTATCAACCGGTGGTGCGTGTGTAGCTCTTTCTACTCCAAATGGTGTAGGTAATTGGTTTCATAAAACTTGGTTAGATGCAGAAGAAGGAACAAATCCATTTAATACAATTAAATTACATTGGACAGTGCATCCGGAAAGAGACCAGAGTTGGAGAGATGAACAAGAAAAATTATTAGGACAAAAGAAAGCGGCACAAGAATGTGATTGTGATTTTGTATCTTCTGGTGATACCGTAATTGATCCTGAACTTTTAATGTTCTACAAAGAAACATATTGTCAGGATCCAATTGAAAAGACTGGATTTGATGGAAACCTTTGGAGATGGGAATATCCAACTGCAAATGGTTCTTATATGGTTGTGGCGGACGTAGCGAGAGGTGATGGTTCGGACTTTTCAGCGTGTCATGTAATTGATATAATAAATGCAACTCAAGTGGCGGAGTATAAAGGAAAAATTGATACAAAAGATTTTGGAAACTTTTTGGTAAATCTTTCAACCGAATATAATGATGCCCTATTAGTAATAGAGAACTCAAATATTGGGTGGGCGTGTATTCAACAATGTATAGATAGACAATATAAAAACTTATTCTATATGAGTAAGGATTTAAAATATGTAGATGTTGAACACCAAATGAGAAATAAATATCGTGCAGATGAAAGACAAATGGTAGCTGGATTTTCAACCACTTCTAAAACCCGCCCACTTATTATATCTAAATTGGATGAATATTTTAGAGAAAAAGCTGTAATAATTCGTTCTAATCGTTTGATTGAAGAATTGTTTACATTTATATTCATTAATGGTAGAGCTGAAGCTATGAAAAGTTATAATGATGACCTTACTATGGCATTTTCAATAGGATTGTGGGTTAGGGATACCGCACTTCGTTTGAGACAAGAAGGAATTGACCTTACAAAAAGGGCTTTGGGTGGTATTTCATCAAATCAACAACATGAAGGAGTTTATGGACCATCTGATAGGGATGATAATCCTTGGAAAATGAGAATAGGTGATGATTTTGAAGACTTATCACAATGGTTGTAAAAATGTAGGTGTTTTGATAATTAGTGATATTTATGGTATATGTCAAAATACAAAAAGGAGACCAAAATGATTAAATTAACAAATATCCTAAAAGAAGATGAGTATGTAGATAAAGCATACCAAAAAGGAGACCAACCAGCAGATAATCCAATTGATGATTATGATGAATTGGATGTAGAGCAAGAAGATATGGATGATTTTATCAACTATCTTAAATCTTACTCTCAATCTTTAGATGAAGCTGGCTGTAATTGTGTTTACGAAGCTGAATATCAAGGTAGAGAAGTGAAGTTAGGTAAACCAATGGCGGGTGATGTAAAGAAATTTAAAGTTTATGTTAGAAACCCTAAAACTGGAAAAGTTATCAAAGTAAACTTTGGACAAAAAGGTGTTAAAATAAAAAAGAATAATCCTGGTAGAAGGGCTAATTTTAGAGCAAGACATAATTGTGATAATCCTGGTCCAAGAACAAAAGCAAGATATTGGTCTTGTAGAAAATGGTAAAATAAATTATGGCAGAACAATTTCAAGACGATAGGAGTTTCTTTGGGAGACTTAAAAAGCTATTTTCAACTAATGCAATCGTAACCGTTGATAAAGATGGTAAACGTAAAGTAGTAGACGTTGAAGATAGACAAATGAATACTAACTTTGTAAATCTAAGAGATAGATATACAAAACTTCAGAGGTCTTATTTTGAAACTCATCAGGGTGCACAATCAATGGCATATCATCAGGTTCGTAGAGAACTTTTTAGAGATTATGATGCTATGGATATGGACCCAATCATTGGTTCTGCTTTAGACATATACGCCGATGAGAGTACAACAAAGAACGAATATGGTGATGTACTTCAGATTAAATCCACAAATGAGAACGTAAGAGAGATGCTTCACAATCTATTCTATGATATAATGAATGTGGAGTTTAACTTATGGCCTTGGATTAGAAACTTAGTAAAATATGGTGATGCTTTCTTAGCATTAGAAATCCTACCTGGTAAAGGTATTATCAACGTAGCACCACATTCAACATATAATGTAGAAAGATTAGAGGGTACTGACCCAAACAATCCTGATTATGTAAAGTATAAGGTTGAATTAGACCGTTTTGGTAAAAAAGAATATGAGCAATACGAAATGGCTCACTTCAGAATGCTATCGGATACTAACTTCCTTCCTTATGGTAAATCAATGATTGAGGGTGCAAGAAGAATTTGGAAACAATTATCGTTGATGGAAGATGCGATGTTAATCCATCGTATTATGAGAGCACCTGAAAAGAGAGTGTTCAAAATTGATATAG